CTGCTGGTGCAGGTGCGTCTGCTGGTGGCTCTGCAGGAGTTTCTGCAGGAGCTCCACCGGCAAGAATTTGTTGTCACTCTGGAGTCATAGGAGCAACAGATGACGCTTGTGCAGCAGCCTTAACTGCTTGCATCATTTCAGGAGCAACAGTATTAAGCATTGCTTCTGTAAGTTCAGGAGTGATTGCACCCTTCTCTGTAAGCATACGAAGTGCAAGCTCGTTTGGAGTTGGAGCATCTTGGTCTGAGAAGCCGTGAGCACGACGCCATGTATCACCAGAGACAGCCATACGGTCATAACCAGCATCTGCATCTGCAGCACGGTCATTGCGTGTTGAAACTGCTGATGGGTCATACCAAACAACAATCTTGTTTACTTCAGCTTCTGGATAACCATTGGCAATGAGGTATGGACGCAAATAAACAACTGTAAGTGCGTCGCAGATGAGAAGCATCATTGGCTCAATGTGTGCCTTGTAAAGTGCTTCGTCAATTTGAAGTGCGTTTGAATACTTAACGTTTGCGAGTCCTGTTACAACATCCTTAGGAACATCTAGACCTTGAAGGATTCGTTCTAGAACACGATCAGAACGCTCTGCAAGTGCAGGGTCGAATGAACGCTCAAACTTGAACTGCTTAATCTTGTCGCCAAGCTCTGCAGGACCACGAATGATAAGAGGAACAACTGCGCTCGCTGATTCTTCATCGCGAATCGGAGTTGTCATCGCATCAATTAATTGTTCTTCGAATTCGTCTTCGGCTTCTTCAGCAGTAAAGCCTGCGCCGATGCCATCCTCAGAATCGTATGGGTAGTCTGGGTCCGCCTGCGCCGCAACCGAAAGACCATCTGGAAGATAAAGAGCGCCAGCATTGAGGCGAGAACGAGCAGTAGCACGGAATGTCCTGTTCAGCAGAAGAAGCTCTGCACACAAATCTAGAAGTGAACGAAGTGATGAATCTGCTTCATCAGAAAAACGTGGATGTGAACGCCAGATTCGTCCTACGAATGCTTTGTTACCAAGTCGATTAACACCAAACGCTGCACCTTGTCCAGCTGCTTGTTCTCTACGACCGATAACACTAAAGCCACCCTTAGGGTCAGTAATTACTTCGTCAACAGAACGAATGTCCCAAGACTCAGGAACACCACTTCCTGGACGAGCAGGCATCTGAACCAAATAGCATTCACCTGAGACGGAAAGATTAAGAGCAGCATCTTTAAGTAAGCCTGCTTGACCACCATATGCAGAGTTCAACCTTTCTAACGCACGTTCTGCTGCCGCTGAAAGATTTCCTTCAACAACACGAGATTCGTTTACAGATACTGGAGCTTGTGATGGATCATCAACTGCTGCAGCATAAATACGGATTCGTGAAACAACAGATGCAACTAAGTTGAATGCATATTTGATTTCACCGATAGCGTCGTAATATTCCCAAGCTTCTGCTTGCCATGCTGATGAAGATGCATGACGACGAGTTTTAAATTGCTCGAATTCTGCTTTGTCATTTACTTTAACTTGAACAGCAGCAGCAGTAAGAGAACGAGGAATGTTGTAAGCAGCAGACATTGCTGGAGTTCCGCTAGTAAAAACATTAGCGAAAGAAGATGGAGCTGGTCTCTGCGGGACTTGCAATACTTGTGTTGAACGTTTTGTAGATGTACGACGACGGGACTGGCGCTTAGGAGCTTCAGCTTTTACTTCTTCAGCTGGCTCTACTTTTTTGAATACGCTCACTTGAGATACCCTTCGTCAATTTGGTTGCGGAGCATGAGATTATTTATCCTCATACGCAGTCAACAGCCCTGCCACTGCAGACAGTGCGAACACTGTGGCTACAGCAATAGTTACTGATGTAATGATAGTAGATATTCCGAAGGCTGATGCCACCCAAATCGAGGTACACCACTCGCAAGTGAACAGGTATCCGAACTTAGAGGTCTCTGGAGGAAACTTTTTCCATATCCAATTTCTCGGTGTGTTGAGAATCGTGTCTCTAGTGACAAGCCGTGTCACTCGGTAGGTCGCTAAACCTAAGACAATGAACTCCAAAAGACTCAACTAGGGTCCTCTCCCGAACTAATAAAGCCCCCATATGGGTTCCAACTACGCAATCTGGACCCACAACCGCAGTTGTCGTCCTTCATAAACGCAATAATCTTGCCTGAAATGGTCAAAATGTTGGTCAACTTCTTATCCTGCACCATTAAGTCTACTTCTTCACGGAAAACAATTCTAGGCCCCTCAGGTGAGTCTTCAGCAATCAATAAAGTGTTTTGAAGTACAACAACCCGACACCTATCCAACTTCCTTGTCCCTTGGGGGGCATCTCCAGTGGTTTTAAGCATGGTGATATCGGAAAGGGAGCCCGGAGGAGCGAGTTTTACGACAGCAGGAAACACATCGACTATTTTTCTCATTACTTCTCCGTATATTCGGATGGGATGTAAAAGTCATTCCACCCCAAAGCTTCTTTTGCTACTCCTAACGGAATAAGTACTGGTCTGGAACGCTCGCTTAAAGGTATAAAGGAAAAAACATCTTCCTTTGTTTTAGCTACTTGGGCGTTCTTCCAAGAGCGATTTTTTGTAAGACTACGGATGGGGAAAGCCATTGGGTAGCGAGAGTTCTCAGAAGTCATGGTTTCAAGAGCTCTAGACTGTCTAGACTTTTTTGCTTTTGGGTTGATCCAAACTACAACCGCTAACTCTTCTTCTGTATAAGTACCAGACTGTGTTTCGTACTGTCTCACTTACTCACCCTTCTCGCCATTGCTCGGTAGGAAACCCCTGCTGCCTCGGCAATAGCTGCAGTCGGTACACCCATACTTCTCAAAGTCTTTGCTATAGCCGTCAACTCGTCGTTAGCCAAAGCCAGAGGGCTGTCAGGAGCTGTCTTGGCTCTATACCTCTGGGCTAAAGCGCTTAGTTCTCTTAATCTAGGTCTCATATCGGGAGGGACGCCCGGAGAAATGGACCTCAAACGGGGGGCAGATTTGGTAGGAACTGAAGTAGTTAGTGACTTTGGGGGTGGAGAAGGGATTGCTCTCAACTGCTCCACTATTGGCGCTCTTTTTACCCAGAAATGGATTGTGGTCTTAGGTCTTTGTGGTTGCAGGGAGCTTCCCAAGGTCTGTAGTGACCAACCTGCTTCCCAGAGGGCTCTGAGGCGGGATTCTGCCTCTGGACGTGGCAGAGAGCTAATGAAGGTCACTTCATCTGGGGGCAATAGCGTCATCTGGTCCACCTGTCTATAGTACAGGAATTTTGAAGTGTCGTACGGGAGAAAGAGGAGCTATCTCTTTGTACGGAAGGGGCGAAAAACTGAACCTTTACATTTTTTGACTTTGGGCTGCGAGTGGGCTCCGCTTTAGTGGAGAGCCTCTCCAAATCGTTCCGGGCTTTTTTTCTTGTGTTTTTGCGTTTTGGTTTTGCATTTTATTTTTTCGTTTTGTGATTGCTTTTGTGTTCGTCAAGGTCATCAAAGGTCATCAAGGCAGTCACTATGTGTGGTCATGTCACCACTATGTGTATTTATTGGTGGGCTAGGTGCGTTCATTGTCATCATGGTCATCAAGTTATTAGGAAGTAGTCAAGCCTGGTCACCAGGTCGAGGTCATCAAGTTATTAGGAAGTGCTAGGTCTACCTAGACACTAAATCTTTCTAGGTGCTGGGCTAGGTCTTGGGTCTAGGTCTAGGTCTTGGGTCTAGGTCTCTTGTGTTGGCTGGGCTGGGCTGACTGGGCTGACTGGGCTAGGTCTTAGGTCTTGACTAGAGGCTAGAAAGAAATCTAAAAAATCTTGGGGAAAGACTTGACAAAGTGCAGGAAGGTTGATAGGTTATCTCTTGTAAGCAATAAGGCTTACTTACACAGGGAGAAACAAACGATGTATAAGACTTATGGAATTGAAATCACAGCAGGTGGAACTACTTACTACTTTCATGTAGATACCTTGAACAAGGTTCGTGAGTTGTTCGCAGGCTCTTGCGACATCACCCGCTTCATCGTCACAGAGGAAACAGATGGACAAGGCGGTAAGCAGTTCCGCAAGATGGAGATGGCAGAAGTGCAGGACATCATCTGGGGTCGCACCGCACGAGTACAAATCCTCGGAGCAGTAAGCACCGCAGCCTAACCGCAAAGGATTACAGCCCCTTAGGTCGCCCCCTGACCTGAGGGGCTTTCCAATGCCACCGCAACACACACCGCAACACAAGAAGGACACCCAAGATGTACCAAGTAACTAACCCAAAGACAGGCAAAAAATACACCTATAGCACCGCAAGGAAGGCAGACGCAGAAGGTCTAGCTAAGAAACTTGGGGTAGAGGTTGTAGAAGTAATAGCCGTAGGCAGTCTGCCTAACCGCAGACCAAAGGTCTACACCGCAAAGGTCTGCCTATGTGGAAGGCGTGAGGACACCCATGAGTCCTACGATTGCTACAAAGACGACAAACTCACTAGAGGCTAGGACTTGACAAAGTGCAGAAAGGTCTATAGACTTACACCGTAAGCCAATGACGAAAGGACACCCAATGGCAAAGACAGCAATACAGGTAACAACAACAGGAGAAGTCACAGAGTTAGACCTATCCTCTGACAGCCTCAACAAACTACAGACCGCAGTAGGTGGCTGGGTGCAAGCGATTGACCTAGCATCAGACTTGTCTATGTGGTGCAACGAAGAAGGCAAACTAAACTCACTACCGCATAACCCATACGCTCAATACATGTGGGACAAAGTATTCGGAGCACACACGGACTACTTAGTGGGGGACATAGTTCTCACAGGTGGGACAGACTATGAGGGCGAGACTATCGGACTCACTGAAGAGCAGGTAGACATCATCAAACTGACCGTAGCAAAGGTGCAGAAGTTTATAGAACCTAGCATTACACTTATCTAGTCACGGGACAGAAAGACCCCCTTGCTAAGGCAGGGGGGTTTTTCTTTTTCTAAAACTTTAGAAAGAGGAGACCCAAGGGGTAAAAATTCCCCCTGGGTCTTCCTGTTCACAGGTCTAACTAGTTAGATGCTGCACCCTTGCGAGATGCGTTTTTCTTATCTACAGCCGCAAAGACATCATCTATCTCTGCCGCAGTGAGTTTCCCATCTTGCAGATAAGCGCGACTCAACCCCTCAACTACGGTCGCCACGCCACCTATGCCAGCCATCAAGATTGCTTGTGTGAGTTCTACGCCAGCAATAGCGCCAGCGCCAATCACGGACAACCCCGATGCTGCGAACACCGCCATGATTCTTGACAGAACCATCTTGGTCTTTTCTGTATTTGCTGCCATTTTGTGCCGTCCTTCCATAGTCCGCACTAATGACGTTGCTACGGACGCAACAACGCCCAGCCCCTCAATAATAGATGAGAGACTGGGCGTTGATTAGAAAGAACTAAGGCAGGATTTCTACTGCCGTACCACTAAACAAAGCCTGAATAGTTGCTAAGTCAGCACAATCTTTTGATTCTATTCGCTTGTCTTTTTGGAACTCTTGGAGAGCAGAGCAAGTGTTTTCACCGAAGTAACCACTCTTCTCATCTCCTGCAGATGCGTAACCGAGTTCCATCAAACGCTTCTGTACTGAGATAACTGAACGTGAGTTGCGAGCGCTTCCGCAGCAAACAAGCGCAGCCATCTGGACATAAACGCCAGAACCTTTCGCAGCTGCGTTGGATTGATCGGAATTTTTACCCTTCTTAGCTTCAGGAGCTGCTGCAGCTACAGCTACAGCTTCCTGCTTCACAACAACTTCTGGTTCTGGAACCGCAACAACCTCAGCAACTGCTGGAACAACAGGCTCGGCTGGCTTTACTTCTTCTGACATGTGGGTTTCCTTCCTAGTTTGACGGGAACTTGGAGACCCATGTGTATAGGTCGCCAACCTTCCCACCATTGTAGGCGTTCTTACCAACCCCCCATGCGCCGAAATCTTCTCCTCCACCTGACATGAGGAAGGCAATCCGTGCATTGGTTACTGGGTCAAACAGGTCATCGTTTGTAGCAAGACCGTATTTCTCTCGGCGGTCTGTTCCAAGACCACCAATCATGTTGATTTGGAATAATCCATAGGAGTTATCTCCTGTATTTGCGTTCCCGTTATGGGCGGTTGGTCCGCCACGAGACTCACGCATCACAATACCCCAAGCAAGTTTGAGGGCTTCGCCCTTGAATCCAACTGCTTTGAGGAGTTCTTTGAGTTCTTCAGGCTCCAAAGGTGCTCGACGTTCCGCGTACTTCGCAAGAACTGATGGAGCAGGAGGCTGTGTTGTAACTGATGCTGCCTTTAGTGAGTAACTTTTTACCCCCCTATCGACGCGATCAGGGATCACTACGTTCTTCGCTTCTGTCGTTGATGTCGTTGATGTTGCACTTGCGCTTGCTACTACATTGGATTGGCTATCGTCTTTTCCAACTGCTTGTGCGACCGCAGCGCTGGCGCTCAATAGCACGAAGGCTATTGACAAACCAAATACTGCTGTTTCCGCTTCGCGTTTAGAAATACGCATTGTTGCTCCTTTGTTAGGGGACAGGGACAGGTGCTAATAACACGGCACCAAAGGGCGTCAGATAGCCCTCATCATTTTGTCTAATACGTCTTTACCTCCTCAACCCTAGCACATTTGCAGGGAAATCCACCCCCTAAGACTACCTCAGAGGGTGGATTTCGCCAAACAACTGACTACTAGAGGCTGAAAGCCTTTCTGCACTCCGGGCCAAGCATCAACTCACGACTCTTAGGGTCTGTGAGTTCAGCACCGCACTTGCCAC